CGGAAATTCCGTCTCGTCTAAGAATGTCGCCTGTGAGTTTGGTAACGTCTTCATAGCAAGGCACCTCCGGCCAATGTTTCGCCAATACTTTACGGGGGAAGGGTTCAATCTCGCAAAACGCCACGGTTTCAAACCCGCCCGTCCGCTCTAGGCCAAGCGAAAACCCGCCTATTCCGCTGAATAAATCTAAGACGCGCAATTTACTCACCCCACATCCTCCAAATCAAACGGCAAGTCTTCATCCGCAGGCTCAGTGTCGCCCGTCACCGCAGACAGCGGGAAGCTGACCGCGCGCGAAATAAGGCCGACCATGAAATAAACCGGCTTCTCTGCAACCGCGCCCGGTATTTCAGACAACCCGCGCGCCCACGGCACGTATGGAGTATCAGCCAAAATCCGCCGCAACTGGGGCGCGGTGTTGCTGATGATCAACCGCCCGTCATCGACCTTGATCCCATATGAGCGCAGGCCAGACACAGCGCCCTCGTGGCCGATGCTGTGGGCCTCAGACGCAAGCGCAACCATGTCGCCAATCGTGCTTTCCCGCATCATGCCCGCGTGATCGTATCGAATGCGGCTCGTCATTATGTGAGTCAACAGGACCGCGCTGTCCTCGGTCTCGCGCGTCTGTGTGTGCCAATCCCAATCCTGTTTCTGCATCCAGGCTGTTGCGGCCTCGTCGCTGATCTTGCTTGTGCTAGTCAGGCTAAAGGCCCCCGCAATCATTGGCCCAAGCTGATCCCCTGCCCTAGAATCGCCAAACATCTTTGTGGCAACCCGCGTAAACGTGGCGATATTATCCAGCAATGCAGGCAGGTTTTCCATCGTGCGCGCTTGCATCGCTTGGCAATATTCGGTCGTAAAAACATCGCGCATGTCGGACAGTAGCGCGTTCCACGTTTCAAGCCGGTCAGGCCTAGAGTCGCGGGCTAGCTCAATAATACTGATCCGCGCCGTGTCCGCCAACTGCTCCACGCTTGGGTTAATTGCCGCGAAACAGAAACACGACTGCGCCCGATAGCTCGCGTTAGCGTTCGCCACGATGCCGCCGCTCGAGCATTTGCGCGCGAAGTTAATCACCTTCTGGATCTCAAGCCGCGCCTGTGCCGTCTCACTTTCCGCCTCGTCAAGAACCACAGGCCGCGTAGACTGCCCGATCATAGCGCGCACCTTGGCTTCCGTCGCGCCCTCAGTGCAGAGGCCAACGTCGCCCAGCATCTTCTTGACCACCTCGGTGATAACGCTTGACTTGCCAGCGCCCGACTTGCCAGTAATCCAAATATGTGGACGCCAGGTCAAAGCGCCGCCAACCGGGGCCAGCACAAGCCACCCCGCCAACAAATACGCATATTGAGGGCGTTTCCATTGCAGCCGGCGGATGAGGCCAAGCGCCTTCGCCGCCTCTGCATTGCTCAGCGCAGCCGTGCCCGTATGCACAACGCGCGGCCCGCTTTCATATACCGCTTCCCCCTCGAACTCCGCTGGATGAGTGCGGTTGCCTTCCTTTATCACCGCATCACCGCAGTTAATCACAGGAACGCCCCCGTCCATCCAAGCGCCAACCCCGCGCGTCGTCTCAGGCTGGAAAACCCCGACGTTGTGGCAAGCCTCCATCAAATGAGCGCTCGCAAACGCACAAATTGCGCTGTCAGACACCTTCTCACCGCCATATTGCCTTTCCCAAAACCCTCTTGGGGCCAGCATGTAGAGCGATTGCACCCGACCTAAACCCGTGGCGGATAGCGTGACAATTTGCCCCGCCGCCCGTGGGAAAAACGAATACAGCCCGCGATTGTGACCGAGTGGCCGGATCTTTGCCAGCGTGTCGTCTGTCACCTCTGGCATCTCGCCGATATAATCGCGCTCTTCATATTCGGGCTGGTCGTAGTCAGGCTCGGGCAGGGACATAAACGCCTCGCGCACAACATCCGCGCCCTCACTGCGCAAAATGTCGTCCCAATCCGTCCGCTTTTCCGCGTCGTCGTCTGGCACAAACGGCTTTATAACCTGCCCGCCGCCGATAGCGACCGCCGCCTGGTTGGCTTTCTCAACGCCAATATTGCCTTCGCTGCGCCATTGGTCATTGTCCGCGCCGATAATGATCCGCGCGCCTGGGTATTTTTTGCGCATCGCCACGGCCACTGGCTTGAGGTTGCCCGCGTCAAATGCCGCCACAACAGGCCAGCCCGTCGCGGTCCTGATCGCTGCAGCCGTCGCAAACCCCTCGCATATGACGATGGTATCCTTGGCCTCGTCCTTTGTCGTGATGGGAAAATAGCTGCCTTCTTTCGCCATGCCCTTAAGGAATCGCTTGGCACCATCGCCTTGGATGAACTGCGCGCCAACAATTCCCGTGGCCGCATACATCGGCACCACCACCAAGCCATTCCAAACCCGGGCCCCGTTAAGGCTGCAATTCTTGCGGGTCAGGTATTCGGTTTCGCCCGTCGTGCTGGCACGCGCCCAGATGCTTTTCGCCTTGTCCGCTGCCGCACGGTTGAGCCTGATTGTATCAGCCTCGCGCAACAATTTGGCGTCTGCGGTCTTTTTCTTCCACGCTGCCCGCTCCTCAGGGTCGGCCTTGCGGGCGCTTTTCGTGTGCCACGGATGCGTCACGCCTTCGCGGAATGACAAAGCCCAGCCAGCCGCGAACCCATCGGCCTCGATCTTGAGCTGGTAAGATCCGTTTTTCACCGTGGGCTTGTCACCGTCCAAGCGATACCGCCTGCGCTTGTCATCCGCGATGATCTCGGACGGGTCAGCTGGCGCAATCTCAAACGCGCGGAGGTGGTCAAGGAAACTGTCTAGGGGGTCGGTCATGTGCGGGCCTCTCGCTTTATGCGTCTTATTTCGTTTCGCAACTCAATCCGGCAAATCGCATGAGGCCAAAAGCCCCGGTATCCGTTGCGCAGATAGTCGTCTGCCTGGTCGTCGCTTTCACGCCCTTTGTTGTGGTGCCAGTGCATTTCGGCGCAGTCAGAGTGCGCGCGCCAAGAGTCAACCGTGCCATCATAGGCATAAGTCTGGTAGTGGTGAACCACGCCCTTGGGAATGGCGCACCCGCACACAGCGCAGGAATGGATTTTGCGCGCCTTCGGGTAGTGAAAAGTCAGGGCCAAAGCGCTCATGTCTTGTCCTCCATTGCCACATGAGCTTGCAGTAATGCGTCAGGAAGAGGCTTCAAAGAATCAGAGAACCCGCGACACTCGCCATATTCTTGCCATACAACAGATTGGCACAAGTCACTTAACGCGGTCTCAAGTTCAGCCGCCCGCTCCATGCCTCGGCGCTCTGCATCGGCTATCAGCTTATCAAGCGCGGCCTGGGCGTCGGCTGGGGTTAAGGAGAAAATCTTTTCGCGGGACTGCAAACCCAAAGTGGAAGCTATGCGCGGGCCAACTGGAACAATAACCGCACCCGCCGCCGCTTCGTAGGCCGCAGCTATCAGGGCTTGGGAATGGTCGGTGCGGGTGTAGGAGGTTGCTTTGCGGTCATGCTCAAGAGACCACCCTCCTTCCAGCCACTCGTCGCGACGAGTGGCATGAAAACGCCATGCGGCAAGCGTGTCAGGCATCGTTTCAGGTGCATCGGTCATGTGTCTGTTCCTCCCACTGCTGCTGCTGCGATAATGCGTGATGCTTGGCACCCGCTAGACGCCGCAACCCACCTTAAGGCGTCACGCAACAGCGCGTTCTCTGTGGCTAGGGTGGGCAGGTCGGTGCGCACGTATTCAACACCGTCTTCGCCGCTGCTGGCATAGTTGCTGCGCCAGTAATCTGACACCATGCCGGTTGCAGGTATTAGGTTGATGCGGTCCGGCGCGTTTGCAATAAGCAGGTCTTTGGGTATAGAATGAGGCATCGAAGCGGCTCCTTGACGGGCTGGTTTGATTGGGCCGGTTGAGTGTTGATGCACTCCCGGCCCGCAAACACTAGCGCAAAACCAAAGTGCAAAGCAAGCGTGCAAAAACGTGCAAACACCCCGTGCACGCCGAAAACACCTACCCATGTTAGGGTTTGTTAGCGCTAAGTACCTGATATGCCCCACAATAACACTAACGCAAATAAAAACAGTATGTGTGTCTATACAGTACTCTAGTGTCTACCCCTCTCAGTCAGAGGGGGTGTCCCTATACATACCATATTTTTTAAAAGTAGTAAGTAGTAGTAGGGGGGGGGTAATCCCCGTTACAGAACAAGGCGCTAACGCCTAACACGGGGGTCGGTTAGGCCGCGTTAGGTTTTTTTTGCGTTATTTTTGCCCGATGGTCGATTAGCGCTTGCTTGGGGCGGCGGCAGGCGCTAGACATGGGGTAGGAAACGAAACGCAGACAAAGGAACGAAGACAATGACACCGAATCAAATGGTTAAAATTCTGGACGGGCAGTTGAAAGACTGCCATGCAGATATTGAGGCCAAGACGGCACGGATCGCTGAGCTTGAGGCGGCGCTAAACGCTGCACGCAGTGACGCGCTGCAAGAGGCGGCGGCTATTTGCACCGCCGTTTTTAAAGAATCCGCAGGATACAACCTGCCACAAATGGCATTGGGAGCCAGTAAATGCGGTGACGACATCCTAGCCTTGGAGGCCAACACATGAGCTACGCATCCACAACCTCCGAGCCGTGCTGCGCCGCACGCGTAGAAGCGCTTATGCGCGACAACCGGGCCCGCATCCTTGATGACGTTGTAACCAGCCTAAACAACATCTCAACGCCAAACGGCTACACGAAGCCAAACCCAGTGCAAACAACCCGCATTGCCGCTTCCGCCGCTCTGTCGCTACTGTATCGCCAAAGCGTTCTATTCCACGCCGCGCGCACCATAGGCCGCAAAAAAAACGGGACTAATGGCGACATCATGGTATTCCAACACGTAAACGCAAGGGAGGTGCTGGGCGATGACTGATAGCGAACTAGAAGGCGAGATCAAGAAGGCGTTGGTTGCGAGACTGCTCTTTTCATCCAGATTTTTGGCCGTATCGATCCGCGCCATGGGCCACCACACAACCGAAACCCAAGTAGGCCGCACGCTCAAAGCCATGGAGATCCGAGGTAAGGTCATCCGACGCGCAAGCAATGGCGAAGGCTCACCAACTTGGCAACTGCGCCAAACACCGCAACAGGAGGCGACACGATGAATATGGACGAAGTGAACGAGATCCGGGCCCAGATCCAGCAACTGCGCACGCAAACCGTGCAGCTAAACAAGCAGCTTGTCGGGGCAGGCCTGCGCGCGCTGGGTCTGAAAGTTGGCGACCGGATTATGGTTCACGGCTGGCCTTGCGCTGACGTTTTGGTCGAGGTGACAGGATGCAATACTGCCGCAACTCTGCGCCCTGAAGGCCTCAAGGTGAAAAGCGACGGCTGCGCAGGAATGAACGGCGCGGGATATATTGGCGTGTGGGAGAAGGTGCCCCAAGCCGCAGTAGACATCGAGGGCGCTGCGGTCTAGCATAACTTAGCGCAGCGGGCGGTCGCGCGCCTCTTGGGAGTTCATAAGCCCGATACCAGCGCATACACCCGCAACAACGGCTGGGGCTAATCCTTTCTCCCGGTTGAGTTGTCGATTAGCCCACGAGACGGGCAAGCCCGCGCATTTTGGAGTGCGCGGGCAGCTAACCCCAAGGGATTGCAACGTCGCGCGCAATGGGGCAAGGTGATTAAGAGCCGCTTTGATGTGGTGTGATGATATGGCTGCAATGGTCGGCGCTAGATGACTTCAAACGGACCGCAAACCCTCGTCACCCTTCATGAGCGCGGCTTAGTCCATTCACAGCGTTGACGTAAGCCTGTGATGCCCATAAAGTGGGCGCGTTCAAACTATTCTAAGCCGCTTTTTTGTGGTGTGTTCCAAACTTTGCGTAGATGAAATACGTGAAATACGGAAAGCAGTTGCTGGCACACACCTCATGAGCGCGGCGGCATGACGAAGTAGGCGATTAAGGACTGGACGGCATTCGTGTCTATAGCGCCCCTTATAGCGGGGAGTGAGTTTAACCTGCCCGCGCTCAAACTATTCTAAGCAGCTAACCCCAAGGGGCGAGACAAGGCCATGACCAAAGCCGAACGCAGCGCCCAAGCCCGCGCCACCCTACAGGCAGACCTAGTGGACTGGATGCGCGAGCGTATGCAGGAAGACGCCGCGCACATAGACGACGAGCAATTCTACGACGTGGCTGTCATGGCGCTAAATGAAGCGGTGGACGGGTAGACCAGCAAGGGAGAGAGATATGGACGGGATGATTGACGTAGTGACAAAAGAGGAATGGGCGGGCCGATGCTACAATGCAGAGGAACGGCTTGCAGCGGCCCATGCGCGCATTGCTGAGCTTGAGGCGTATATTGCTAAGAGTTTGGTCCAAGCTAGGTCTGATGCAATATCAGAGTTTTGCGCAGGCGCTAAGATTCTTGCGTCAACTCAAGTAAAGCACCTGCCGGCGGATGTGAGGGTGTTTCGTATGGAAAGCGCTATCGCTGCCCTAGTAACCTAACCACCAACGGGCGGGATGCCCACACCACAACACGAAGGCGGGTAGGGCTATGCAACGCACGAAAAGGGGCCTATATTGGCCGACATGACAGACAAGCCACCACGCGCAAAGACGGGAGCCGCGACTTACGAGGTCGGCAACTGTAAGCCGCCGAAACATACGCAGTTCAAGGTGGGCAACAACGCCAACCCTGGGGGCAAGACCTCCGCCCAGCGCAAAATGGAAATTGCCAACGCTGAAAAAGCAACGCTCATCCGGGGCCGATTGCTGGACGCGGTTATTGATGCCAGTGAGGCAGGCGGGGCCAGAACGATGGAGCTAATTGAAGCGGCCATGCTCAAGCTGTTAGCGGACTCTGAAAACCGTGGTCTTGGCACGCCTAAGCAGACAGTCGACAACACGTCAAGCGACGGCAGCATGACGCCTATCAGCAAGATCGAGCTTATAGCCAAGCCCATCGTAGATATCCCCGGCGATGACAACACTTAGGGTTGAACTGCCGCCAAAGCTAGTTGAAACATTCGCACGCCCTGCCCGTCACCGCGTCGTTAAGGGCGGTCGAGGTTCAGGCAAAACGCGCGGCCTAGCAAAAATGGCAGCGGTCGAGACATTCCGGCTCGCACAGAATGGCGCGGAGGGCATGTTCCTATGCAGCCGTGAACACCTCAACAGCCTAGACGAATCCAGCTTGGAAGAACTCAAGGCGGCAATCCGGTCTGAGCCTGACCTGTTGCCGCACTTTGACATAGGCGAGCGATACATACGCACGGCAGACCGGCGCGTTTCGTTTGCGTTTGCGGGGCTGCGCCACAACCTCGACAGCATCAAGTCTAAGGCCCGCATATTGCGCAACTGGACGGACGAGGCGGAAAGCGTATCCGAAGCCGCATGGCGCAAGCTGTTGCCAACCATCCGAGAACATGAGTCTGAAAACTGGGTAAGCTACAACCCGGAGAGCAGCGAGAGCGCAACGCATAAGCGCTTCATTGCGGACACCCCCACAAGCTGCATCGTCACCGAGCTAAACTGGCGGGACAATCCGTGGTGGAATGAGGTTCTTAATCAGGAGCGGCTTGACGATAAACGGCTGCGGCCCGACACCTACGACCACGTTTGGGAGGGCGCTTTCCTTACGCGCACCGACGCGCAGATATTCGCGGGCAAGGTTGAGGAAAAGGAGTTCGAGCCTAGTCACGCGTGGGAAGGCCCGTTTCAGGGCGGCGACTTCGGCTTTTCGCAAGATCCGACCGCCGCTATCCAGTGCTGGATCTATCAATGCGACCTTTACGTCTCGCATGAGGCGTTTAAGAAGAAACTGGAGATTGACGACACGGCGGCGTTTGTCGAGGGCAAAATACCCGGCTGGAGCAATGACGTGTCACGCTGGGACAACGCCCGCCCTGAGAGTATCAGCTACCTAAAGCGGCACGGGATGGCCCGCGCGCAGTCGTGCGACAAGTGGCCGGGGTCGGTTGAGGACGGTATCGAACACCTCAAATCCTACGGCAAGATATACGTGCATCCGCGCTGTCCTAGCATATCGCGCGAATTTCGGCTATATAGCTACAAAGTGGACCGCAACACCGAGGACATCACGTCTAAGATTGTTGACGACCACAACCACGGGATCGACGCCTTGCGCTATGCGATAGGGCCAATGATTAAACGGCGCAGTCAGCCGAGAATAAGGGCGCTTTGATGGGTTTTTTAGATAGGTTCCGGGCACCAGCCGAAACGAAGGAAAGCGCGGCGCACCGGTTGCACACGCAGCTTGTTAGCCTGGGCCAACCCGTATGGTCAAAGCGCGATTATTCCGCCTTCGCCAAGGAAGGCTATGTGCAGAACGTCGTTGCCTATCAGGCCATTAACAAGATTGCAGAGTCCATCGCCTCAGTTGAGTGGACCGCGTTCAACGGCGACACTGAAGTGACCGAAGCGCCTATGCTGGATCTCGTCCGCACGCCCAACCCGTTTCAGACATCCGAACAGTTCTTCATGGAGTATGTCGGGTTCCTGATGATTAGCGGCAACGGCTACCGCGAAACAATTAGCGTGGGTGACGAGGTGCGCGAGATGTATGCGCTGCGCCCTGACCGCATGAAGATTATACCCAGCGCCAACGGACGCCCCGCGCAGTATTGCTATGAAGTAAACGGTCGCAAGATGCTCTTTGACGTTGATCCAATGACGGGCGCGTCTGACATCCAGCACCTCAAGCTGTTCAACCCGGTAGATGATTGGTATGGGCTGGCACCAACCGAAGCGGCGGCTTATTCTATCGATGTCCACAACGCTTCTATGGGCTGGATGCAGGCGCTATTGCAGAACAGCGCCCGCCCGTCTGGTGCGCTTGTGGTCGAGGGTGACGAACAACTGTCAGACGAGCAGTTTGCGCGGCTTAAGGCGCAGACCGAAGACCAGTATTCAGGCGCTCAGAACGCGGGACGCCCCATGTTGCTAGAGGGCGGCATGAAGTGGCAACAGATGGGCCTTAGCCCAACGGATATGGGCATCATCGACAGCAAGAACGCCTCGGCGCGCGATATCTGCCTTGCCTGGGGCGTTCCTCCGCAGTTGCTAGGCATCCCCGGCGACAACACCTATTCCAACTATTCCGAGGCGCGCTTGTCGTTCTGGGAAGACACAGTTCTGCCGTTGCTGGGCTTGATCGCGGGCGACCTAAGCCGCAAGCTAGGCAATGGGCTAGAGTTGCGGCCCGACCTTGAGAAAATCCCCGCCATTGTCGATCGACGCGCTAAGCTTTGGGAAATGACCGAGGCGACAAACAGCCTGACCGTTAACGAAAAGCGCGAGGCGATGGGCTACGATAAGATTGATGGCGGCGACGTGCTGCTAGTGCCGTCAATGCAGATCCCCTTGGGCGAGGCATCGGCTGGGCTTGGGTCTGAGCCTGAAATGTCCGAGCCTGAGTTAAAGGCGCTTATCCGCGCGGCTGGATACGAGGCTTAGATATGCGCCGACTAACCGGCCTATCCCCTGCGCGCGAACGTCGTATGCAAATGCGGTTGCTGAAGCTAATGGACCGCCGTTTCTCGGCGCGCTTTACGTCTGAGATTGGCAGGGCAACGCGCGCCATGCTTGCTGAGTATGAGGCAACGGGATCGGCCCCAGCGCTACCGCTAGACCATCAACAGACCCTTGCGCAAATATTTGAGGGCTTGGCATCAACAGCCGTTGCCACATTTGGCGGGCGCATTGTTGACCAGGGCAAGGCGCGCGGGCTGGTGCTTGAGACGAAGGGCTTTGCCGAGTTCTTCCAGCGCATTGCCCTAGAGTACATCCAAGGCGAGGCAATCCGTCGGCGCATCACCTTGATAGCGGAAACCACACGCTCGCAGATTGTGCGGCAAATCACGCGCGGGCAGGAGGACGGCTTAGGCATTAACGAAATCGCCAAGGGCATCGCTGACAACACTGGCAGCATATCACGCGGGCGCGGGCGTCTAATTGCTCGGACGGAAACGCACGGCGCGGCCAACGCGGGCGCAGACGCGGCAGCACGATCAACCGGGCTGACAATGCAGAAGGAATGGCTGAGTTCTGTGGACCTGCGCACGCGGCGGATTGGCGATGGTGACGAGTTCGGGCACCTATCCATGAACGGGCAGACCGTTGACATGGACCAGCCGTTTGCCATGCCTAAGAAGGACGGCACAACCATCCAAGCCATGTTTCCGGGGCATCCTGACTTGCCAGCAAGCGCGGTCATTAACTGCCGCTGTGCTGTGGCGCATATTGTTGACGATGGGTTTTAGGCATTCTTCCGCGCAAGCCACTTAGCCCAGAAACATCTGCGCTCGTGTGCCGAATATGGATGTCCCTGAGCGTATATTTCAGCAATACTGCTGGGCTTTTTTGCGTCTTTAAAGCGAACAGTGCAGACGGCGCGAACGCCAAGCCCGCTTGCCTTTCTGGGTTTCTTAGCACTCATGGCTTAGGTTCCTTGTTTGGTTTGCAGACGACGGGTTCTAGACCAGCAGGGCCTTGATTGCGTCGGGGTTCGTCACGTCTCCGCCTATCTCGATGGTTTCTTGGCCCTCTTTGTATGGCCCGCGCGCTATGGTGTAGCCCGCGTCAAAGTCACCAAACAGGATTGACGGCTTGCCTTCGTTAGGTTCGGGCATAGCGTCAATGCATATCAAGGGAAAGCCTAGAAGCCGGTCAGGGTCGCCAACAGAAAGGCCTGACCTAAAGATAAACCGCCCGGCCCCATCCGTCTGCTTCCTAACTACGCGCAACGTTTCGCGGCCCATTATGAAAGCGCCTCGCGCGCGATGCTCTGGCGATAGGGCGTAGATCAAGTTAATCAAGTCTTCAACAGGATCGCCTGTGTTCGGCAACGCTTCTATGCCGCGTCCAACATGTTGCAAAATCCCGGTCGGCTTGTCGTGGCCTTTGCCGTTTATAAACGAGGCGTCCAGTTCTGGACCGTGACATTCAACGGGCCTAGTCGGATATCCTAGCATATATGTATTAAGGGGGATGTCGGTTCCTGACGGTATGGCCCCAGCAACCCCTGACTTGAGAACGGTAAGGGTTTCGCCTGCGCACTCAGTAACCCGCGCTAGATTCATCATTTGAGACATGTCTTCCTCCTTCGGTTGCACCCACAACACCTACCAACCCCCGACGCCTTGTGCAAGCGCTAATGCACCCCCACACTTTGCAACTTTGCAGCGCTGTGCTATAAGGTTGCAAATTCTAGCTAAGGCAGGTCCATGCAGTACAAAGCCGCGACGTTTGAACTAAAGAAGATGCCCGACGAGGACGGCCTGTTTGAGGGCTACGCGTCTGTGTTCAACGTGGTCGATAACGGAATGGATGTGGTCGCACGCGGCGCGTTTATGAAGTCCCTCGGCAGTCGCAAGGTCAAGATGCTTTGGCAGCACGACACAACCAAAGTCATCGGCGTATGGGACGAAATTGCAGAGGACGAGCGGGGGCTGCGCGTCAAAGGCCGCATTCTGAAGGATGTGCAGCAGGGCCGCGAGGCGATGGCGTTGCTTCGGGCCGGCGCGCTAGACAGCATGTCGATTGGCTATTCTGTCAAAGCCGCTTCCGAGCAAGGCAACGGCTCAATCCGCCAACTGGACGAGATTGACCTGTTTGAGATTAGCCTAGTGACGTTCCCAATGCTGGACGCCGCCAAGGTTACGGACGTCAAGAGCGTCCAGACGATACGACAGTTTGAAAAGTTCTTGCGGGATGCAGGGCTATCTAAAGCAGAGGCCACCGCTGCGGCGGCGCACGGCTTCAAAGGTCTGACCGATCAGCGGGATGCTGTAGAGGACGAGGCAGAAACGGAGGGTCTTGACGACCTTCTAGCAATGTTGAACCAGCTACAGGAGAACATGACCAATGGCTGACGAAATCAAAGACGCAATTACCGGCGTCAACAAGGCGTTTGAAGAGTTCAAGGCCGCGAACGATGCCCGTATTGTTGAGATCGAGACTAAGGGCGTTGCAGACCCTGTGACCGTCGACAAGCTTGCCAAGATTGAGGCAAAAATGGACACGATGCAGAAGGTTGCGGACGAAGCTGTCCTGGCATCCAAGCGTTTAAATCGCGTTGTGACCGACGAAAACGGCAACGCTGTGGACATCGACGCGATGCTTGAGCAAAAGGCCCGCCAATTCGAGCGCGCGGCTACCAGCTTCACCAACCGCCCAATGCACGGCACGGTAAAAGGTGAAGAGCTTGAGGCGTTCAAAGCCGCGCAGGAAGCCTACCTGCGCAAGGGCGAGGGCAGCTTGACCGATATCGAGCGCAAAACGCTTTCTGTCGGCGGCGATCCAACCGGCGGCTATGTCGTTCACCCGGACATGTCGGGCCAAATCGTCAAGCAGGTCTTTGAGACTTCGCCCATGCGCGCCTACGCGTCTGTGCAGGTTATCTCAACCGACGCCTTGGAAGGTCTGTTTGACCTGAACGAGGCTGGCGCGGGCTGGGTTGCTGAGACTGCGGCGCGACCATCGACCACCACGCCGGATCTTGGCGCTTGGCGCATCCCGGTTCACGAGATGTATGGCAAGCCTTTGGCAACCCAGAAATTGCTGGACGATGCCGAAATCAACATCGAACAATGGCTGGCGGGCAAGATTGCCGATCGGTTCATGCGGTTGGAAAATGCTGCGTTCGTCACTGGCGACGGTGTTGGCAAGCCACGCGGCTTCCTGACCTATGCAGACGGCACCACACTTCCGGGCACCATCGACCAGACCAACTCAGGCGCAAACGGCGCGCTTGCTTCGGCACCTGCTGGCGGCGATGCACTTATCGGCGCTCTGTATGACCTCAAGGCTCAGTATCGGGCAAACGCAAGCTGGTTCATGAATCGGGGCACGTCCAAGATTGTGCGCCAGACCAAAGACAGCGACGGAGCCTACCTTTGGGCACCAGGCATTGCAGCGGGCCAGCCTGCAACATTGCTCGGCTATCCTGTTGCATCGTTTGAGGACATGCCAGACCCGGCGACTGGTTCGCTTTCCATCGCTGTCGGTGACATGCGCGCGGCCTACCAGATTGTTGACCGCATGGGCATTCGCACACTGCGTGACCCGTACTCTGCCAAGCCTTATGTCGAGTTCTATTCGACAAAGCGGGTCGGCGGCGATGTGGTTAACTTTGAGGCGATCAAGATCCTCAAGCTTTCGGCCTAACTAAATTGGGGCGGTGATCCTGCCGCCCCAATCTCACACGCTCAAGGAGTAAACCCATGCGTGATAATATTTCCAACGTCCAAACCGTAGACCTCGGCAAGGATACACTTTCCGGCGTAACGCCCAACGCTTCGGCTTGGCTGGACACCCTCGGCTTTGGCAAGGCAGCGCTTGAACTGTTGACCGACGCTGTCACCGATGCGGGCACGGCTGCTGGCTTCACCGCCACGATGCAGCACAGTGACACCACAGCAGCGGCTGACGCCGTTGACGTTCTTGCATCCGAGGTTACTGACGGAAGCACAATTAGCGTGACAGTCACCGCTGACGGCGACGACAATATCGCCAAGGGAGCTGTTGGCTACAACGGCTCCAAGCGCTACATCCGTTTCAACACGATTGGCACGACTGGCACAGATGCAGTCATCCGCACGCTGGGCCGCATGGGTAGCCCTGCTCAGGCTCCGACCACATACGTGGGGGCGTCTGTCGCGGCCACATAAGCGGCGCGTAGTTAGCACTTGCGAATAGATGGGGCGTGGCTTAGGCTGCGCCCTATTCTTATGGGAGAGTGAAGATGAAAAAGGGCTTCATCAAGGCCGCTTTGCATGTCAATGACCCGTGGGGCGAGGGCGGCGGCTATCATGCTGACCAGATATCAGTTAACGACAGGCCATCTCACTCCACGCTTTTGGGGCCGAACGGCAAGCCGATCCCATATGAGCAGCCTCCAAAGGTTGGCTTTGATTTGTCAATTCGCCAAGCGCCAAAGGGATGCAAATGAACAAGGGTTTCCTGAAGGGCCAGCACGTCACCATCTTAGGGCTTGGACCATCGGTTGACGCATACACCAACCACGTCAAGAAGCTGGGCGGCGCGTCTGCATATTGCGACGAGGTTTGGGCGGTTAATGCGCTTGGCAACGTGTTTCAATGCGACCGCGTGTTTCATATGGACGATATCCGAGTGCAGGAAGCCCGCGCGGCTGATCGGCCCGATAGCAACGTCGCCGCAATGGTGGAGTGGCTAAAGGTCCACCCCGGCCCCGTTGTTACCAGCTTTGCAGATCCGCGCTTTCCCGGCCTTGTGGCGTTTCCGCTTGCTGATGTGGTGCGGGACACTGGGCACTTTTATTTCAACAGCACTGTTGCTTATGCGATGGCCCTAGCAGTCTGGGGGCAGGCTCAGCAGGTTAGCTTGTTTGGGTGCGATTACACCTATGCCAACTCGCATTTAGCCGAGCGCGGGCGGGCTTGCCTTGAATACTGGATTGCACTGGGTAAGGCGCAGGGGATGCACATTGCACTGCCTGACCACACGTCGCTACTTGATGCGTGCGAGGGCTTGCAGGGCGTCTTCTACGGCTATGACGGCTTTACGGTGTCAGTGGGCCGCGACGACGACGGATACAGCGTAGGGCTTGAGCCGTGCGACCTGCCGAGCGCTAAGGACATCGAGGCGCGGTATGACCACAGCAAGCATCCGAACAGCCTTGCGTAAATGGCAAGTGACGCGCCGCCCGTCCTGTGATATAAGACCGCAAACGTAGGAGGCCGCACACATGCGCGCGAAGATTGTAAACCGCAACGGATACCGCTGCGCACCCGACGGCCACACGGTCCGGTCCTTCGCTTTGGGCGATATTGTCACTGGTGAAGTTGCCGCGTGGGCCGTTGACGAGCGATGCGCCATTCCTGTTGTCGAGACGCCACCCGCGCGCGCGCTTGAGGTTAAAGTCGTGTTGCCGCAAGAGACGAAGCCAGCACCGCCGGCCAATAGGCAAGCGCGCAGATCCAAGAAGGACGTCCGCTAATGGCCTTGCGCGCACCCGCAGCACTTCACCAATTCCGCGCCAATGTGCAGACGACGGCCCCATCGGTTGAGCCTGTTACGGCGGCAGATCTTCGCACGTTCCTGCGCGAGACGGCCACAGGCTTGCCGGATGCAGAGGCCAACGCATTCATTGCAGAGGCCCGCGAATACATCGAGGAAATGAGCGGGCTTGCTCTTATCACGCAGACATGGCTGGTCGCTCTAGATAGCTGGCCTGCTGGAAAGGCAGAATGGTGGGACGGCGTGCGGCAGGGCTCCATTGTTGAGCTTTACGGCCCGTCTAGCTATTCCGACATCGCGCTGCCCCGCTATCCGCTTCAAAGCATTGCGGGCGTGAACGTATACGACGAGGACGGCAACGCTACGGCGGTCACAGTGGCAAGCGTGTTTGATGTGGACACGTACAGCGCACCGGGGCGGATTGCCCTCAAGCGGGGCGCTACATGGCCCGTGGCATTGCGTGCGATCAACGCAATCGAGATTACATATGTCGCGGGATATGGTGACGCGGCGTCAGACGTTCCCGCAACGCTTACAGGCGCAGTCAAAAAGATGGCCGGTAGCCTTTACGCGCACCGGGGCGACGGCTGCGATGTGGCGGATGCTTACTCAATGTCCGGCGCGGCTGGAATGGTTGGCGCGTATCGAGTGAAGCGCATCTAATGGCAAAGATGCAATTAAAAGTTGACACGACCGACATTAGCGAAGCAATGGCTGCAATCAGAGACCTGCAAAGGCGGCTAAAATGGCCTAGCAACGAGACCTTCCGCAGGGATTTTTTTGCCTTACTTGAGGCGCGGCGAGCATTTGAAATGCCTAGAGGGGCCAGAGGCGCGGACTTGGTAGTGATGGCTTCTAGCGATTTGCTTGACCTAATGCGCAAGCATGATCCAGACCGGCCTTGGTGGCGCATCTAATGGTCACATTCGAGCTAACCCTAAGCGACACTTGGCAAGAGGTGCTGCAAGGCGCTTCTCGGCTGGCGTTCGACGGGTTGGCAGCTTCCACGGCTTACATCTATTTGTCAGAGACCGCAGACAACCCCGGCGCGGCGAAGGGCAACGCTGTGCATACATGGCCTAGCGATTGGGACTTCCAGGCTGTTGGAATGACCGACGCCAATCAACGCATCTGGGTTAAGGGCGCTGGCGATATCCGGGGTATTCGCGGATGAAAAGCATACTAGCAGACGCCAAGGCATCGGGCACAGTCACGCTAGACTTCGGGGCGAGTAACAAGACGGCGCAAACCGCTGTTACAGGGATAGGCTCAGCTAAGGCCGCGACGATTATCCTAGCATCAATGCGGATTGAGGCCACAGCCGACCACCCAACCGATGACCTGCTAGTTGACCCTATCCGCGTCATGGCTGGCGACATTAGCGCTGGGGTCGGTTTTACTGTATACGGCACAATGGAAAACGCGCCCGCGAACGGCCTTTATCGGGTTGATTGGGCGTTTGCATGATGATTGAGGACAGGGCGACACAATGGCAGTAGAAATCAAATCCGGCGACAGCACAGACATCGCATCAGTCCACCCGACCGCGAAGGCAATGCACGTCATTAACTTCTCAAGCGACGGACACGAGGGCATTCACTCTTTTCCGGCAATCGTCGCAACCAACAACGCGACGGGGCTAAATGAGGATGTCCTTCCAAGCCTTGACGCTGAAGAATTTAAGTTTATTTCCATTCAGCTCGTCGGAACTTGGGTGGCGACTGTTACTTTTGAGGGTTCAAACGACAACACGACATTTTACTCCATTGCGACAACAGACCCTAGCGCGAACGGCACGGGCGCAACGACGGCAACTGTTAACCGAGTTGTGAAAGTTCCCGTTCTGACGAAGTACATTCGCGCGCGCGTTTCCGCTTACACGTCGGGCACCATTTCGGCGGTTGCTTACGGCCACAGAGACGAAAATTCGTCTGGATTGATTAGCACGCTTGGCGAGGTCACGCTTGCGCCAGAGACGACCAAAATTATCGGCAC